GCGGTCACCATCCTTAACCGGGCGCAATTCAAGCGCCCTCGGAGCACCACTCATAACGGTGGTGACCTTCTTCACTACAGGGGCTCCAAGGGAGTGGCGTTTCTTACGCGCCATGTACTCCTCAAAGTCCTTGCAATCCTTGAACACAGCATCCCTGCTGGCTCGGTTGTTGGTGTCACAGATGACAACGAAGTTATCGTCACCTGAAGTCTCCTTGGCCTTTTTCGGTGCCTTGGAAGGGCGTGTTCCCGGAAGTGGCATTTGGGTGGGGGCAAGAGACCGTGCCCGCGCGCGGAGCAGTGGAGCATCATACACTGCCGTGGACAACCACAACCAGGCTCTAACGTTGTTGACGCTATTAACCTCGCTTATGTATTCGGCAAGGTGAAGCCTGATCTGGTTGGTCCCACTAGCAGTGAATGTGGCTTGGACATAGACACGCTGGTCCGTGGCACCCCAAGCACCGTTGTACTCGAGGTAGTTGTCGATTCCTGAAGAGCTGACAGTCCTGCAACTCTGAGTCGCTGGATTCAGCCCGTCGGTCCAGACACCATAGGACAGTGTGTACTGCTCTCCTCCTCCGCCTGGAAGCCACGTAAGGTCAATTGTACCATCCGAATTGGCAGTGTATGCGACGTTGATACCACACGCATTGCCAACCCCTGCAGACAGAACAAAGTCAAGAATCTTGGAACGTGGGCCCACGTTGGTGAGCGCGGCCTGATGGCCGAACCAAGATGCGGAGCTGTAGTAATCAGTAGGCCCAGCAGCGAGCGCCTTTTGAGGGCGCACACCCCTGCGCTTGGTGATCCCCAGCTTGTGGGCTGCATCGAGAGTCGTAGTTACCCTCGGCACTGTCCACACTTTGACGATGATCTGCGAACAGGAGACAGCTGCAACTCCGGCCCAGATAGCATGAAATTGCCAACTCTGTTCCCCGCTGAGGAGGTACTGAACGGCAGTGACAAACACCTGGAGCGGAGATTTGCTGTTCTCAATCATTTTGGCTGCCTCGACAATGCTGTCTATCCAATTAGTTCCCAGATTGGAATCAATAGCGATAGTCGGAGCTGTGTCTGATGAATTGGTCACCAGGCCCTCGATCTCAATGACGACGTTGTTATCGCCAATGTCACTGGTATCGACTGTGATGGTACCGTTGCCGGAAACCGTCAGAGGAACTCCAGTAGTGATTACCGCGTCTTGGGTGACGACGGCACCACCACTAGTGGTTGGGGCCCCACTAGGGAATTTCTGGGTGATCATGCCAACAGGACGCAGCGTGGCCTGGTCGATGTTGAGTTCGGGGTCAATGAATTTCACGGTTGCTTTCTGGTAGATGTGGTAGATCGTAAGTGGTGTGGTTGTCAAGCCACTGAAACCACCACAATTGACGACACGCAAGACACCCGGCTGGGTGAAACGGGTATCGCTGTTAGTGGTTGGGTTACAGTAGAATGTGGTAGTCTTCAAGTCCTGGGACTTGGGCAAGGCCACCACCCACTCCTGCCACACATTTTTGGGCATCGCGCCGTACTGTGCAGCAGCCTTATTGAGGTTGATCGCCTCATTGGTCCAGTTATCATGGGGGTCGGGGTCGACGAAGGTGAGGATTTGGCCGCTAGCTGTGGTCCCTTGGGTACCAACAGCGTAGAACTCCCATTGAATCACCTGGAATTTCTCCCACTGCTGACTCTCGAAGTTCAGTCGTGTCGCTGGGACGAGTTGGGGGCTCAAAGGCAGCGAGAACAGAATGTCGCCTACAGCATTGCTGCTGGAGACTGCAACTGTGCCCACATGGTCAACTGACTGATAGAGACAAGCTCTACCACCCTCCAGCAGCTCCCTCTTGGGAGTGAAAGCTGCCAACTGAGGAGCCAGTACACCAGTGCCAAGTACTTGTGTTCTGTACCCACCACCGGTCCTTGACTGAGGACCTGGGCCAGATTGAAGTGAGGCTTGGCGCTGCTTCTTAGCTTTCTTTCTCGTTTTCCCGTTTCCAGATTTGTGGACCACCAGAGCAAGCTCGTGGATCTCCTTTCGTGCTTCTTTCTTTGCTTCGCGCTTGATTTCGTTTTTGATGGCAACTGTGTTGCATGATGCATTGCTTTTCATTTCACGGCCGCTCATTTGCATGAGTATTGTCGAAACTCTAGCAGGTGAATAAAAATTAGAAAAATCACCTGCCGCAACGCTTAGGACAGACTGTAGTGATAGCGCAGCGGATTGGCCACGCGACCAGCCAGCCACTTCTTGTCCTAGCCAGAACGCTCGTATCTGGTCTTTGGTGAGTGGAGGCACAAGACGTGTGCGGCGCGACTCATTCTCGAAATACGCAGTGTAAACACGATAACCTTGGTCAAAAAGTTCGGTGTTCCACAACAGTGCCGTGAGTGACAGCAGCTTGTTGTACTCGTCTTCGACAGTGAGCACGCCCTTCTGGAGGAACATTGACTCCAGCATCTTGCGCGGATCTTTCGGTGTATAAACAAAGCGCCCTTCTCGTCGGCACGCCCGTCCACCCAGAAAACCACATTCCGTGATGTCCCGAGTGACCTTGAAATCCTCGTTCTTTACAGCAAATCCATGCATCCTAGCCACGAGGTCCAGTGCTTCTCTGTACTTTTCTGGGTGCATGTCGGTGGCGCTTGCTGAATCATCACCGCCGGTTTTGATCCTGGTGAGTTTGTCGACTGACTTGTGGCGGTGAACCAACGCGTAGTGGACAAGCTCCTCAGTGATCGGCTTTTGAAGATCGTTTGACCAGGCGATAACCGAAAACGCCAGGTCTAGCATGAATGCGGAAACCACACTGTTGTCAGTAGTCGTAGAAGGTTGCCCAGAGATCTGCCCGTTGTCGAGGAAGACCACTTGACCATTGGGTAGCACCACCATCAGCTCTTGTAAGCTATCATAGTAGTACCTCAACTCTTCTTTATCTGCTGACGACACACTGCTGTCACACGCCCAGAGCCGAACTAGGAGCATGGCAGCGTGCATCAGTTT